CGGCTTGTGGGATGTGCACCACCTTTCCGGCCAATACGTACATATCGGCATTGTAGGCTTTGCTAAGGAAACTATTATCGGCAAACAGGTTACCGACAATATCTTTTTCCCATACTTCAACCTGAAGCGCCATGCCGAATGCGTTCTGAGGCAGCCCAGGTAAAAGGCTCACCACCGCAGAAACGGCGAGCGCAATAACCAAGGGAGCGCCCATAATGGAGCTCAGCAGCGATGCCATAAGCAGGTTAAACATTAATCCAATTGATTTTTTCATAACTCGTTTTTTTTGGTTTTGGGTTTTGGGTTTGGGTTCGGTTTTGGGTTGGGGGTTTTGGGCTAAAGCTTTGGTTTTTTGCCAAACTCGGCTTCAAACTTTGCGATGTACATTTCCGGGTGCTTAGCTTTGATCTCGGCAAGCTTTCCTGCTTTGTCGGCCTCATCCCAGGTTAATTTTTCGAGTGCGGCAGTTGCAGCTGCGCCGGCGGCTCCACCTTCAACGACTTCCTTTGCGGTTGCGCGTTTTGGAATACCTGCAAGCATGGCCTTTGCCTGTACAGGATCTTTTTCAAATGCAGTTTCCCATGCAGGAACTGAAGCGGCATCGATACGCTGCTCATCTTTTGCAGTGTTAATCAGGGCGGTGGCCTCTGCCTTCAGGGCGGCTTTTTCTTTATCCTGGAATTCCTTCAACTTCAGCTCGGCGGCTGTGGCACGTGCTTCAATTGCTTCGATGGCTGTAACCGCTTCCGGCTCGCTGGCATCTTCTTTAAGCTTCAATTTCAAATTGATTGTTTTCATGTTCTCGGGTTTGGGTTTATCTTCAACTGCAAGTGCAGTGTATGCGCTGTATAATGATTTGGCTCCTACCTGAGCCGCGTAATCTTTTGTAAAGGTGGTTACACCGTTTACCGACTTGTACTTATCAACTGCAAGGCCCAGCTGAATAGCCTCATCAGCATCTATCCAGTGGTCAGCCCCGTCAAAGTATGTGCTTTTTATTTCGGCCAGTGGCTTACGCATTTTATCGGCAAGGCGCTGGGCGTAGGTGGTTTCCATCGACCTTACAAGCTTAGCGGTGTTGATAAGCTCGTCAACATTTCCGTTTACCCCAGCTGATGGCCGGTGTATCATGATGAACCCGTTTTCGGCAATATGCACCCTCGCGCCTGACATTATGAGAACGGAACCCATGCTGGCCGCGATTCCGTCAATGTAAAAATCAATTTCACCTTTAAAGGATGAGAACAGGTTGTAAATAAGGTTTCCGTCAATTACAGAACCGCCCTCGGTGTGCAGCTTTACGTCGACCGCCTTTAATCCTTTCACCCTGATGTCTTCAATGGCATCAGCTACAGCCCTGAAATTAATGTAACCGCCAATGTATCCGTAGGCGGTTATGACTGCTTTTTGCGGGGTGGTTTCTAACTTAAACATTCATGTTTGATTTTGATTAGTTACTAATCAATCGATGTGATTCAGGCTGCAAATATGTATCACAATCTAAACTCACGCAAATAAGTGTACAAGGGTTGAACAGTTATTTTCACACGCTAATATTGTGACTTATTTTCGCCGTGATTTTAATCATTCACACATGGCGTTCATAAATCCTGTTAAGGGCAGAATAACCTCCCGCTTTGGCACTCGAACTCACCCAATTAACGGCGGCAAATCATTTCACAGCGGTGTTGATATATCGCTGCCGGTGGGTACCACAATAGTGGCACCGGCCTCCGGGCAGATCATCCAGGCATGGGATGACAAAAAAGGCGGCGTTTGCCTGGCAATGTTAACCGAGAACGGCGTAAGGTTCGGGTTCGGGCATCTTTTAAAACGCCTGGTAAGAAACGGGGAGGCTGTAATAGAAGGGCAGCCAATTGCCGAAAGCGGTAACACCGGAGCCAGTACCAACCCACATCTGCACTTTACCATGAAAATGGCTGGCGCCTGGCTTGACCCACTTGATCACTTTAATTTTAAATAAATGGGACAGACAAAAGCAAAGCTTCAGCAGCTGCGAGATTACGCAAAACTGCTATACACCAAAGAGCGCATCACTCAAAAAGAGATAGCCGTCAGGATAGGCGTTTCGGAGGTTACGGTAAGCAGATGGGCCACAAAGGATAACTGGGAAGGTCTGAAGCTCAATCTATCTGTTACCCGTGAAGAGCGCATGATGAGCACAATTATGCAGCTTACCGAGCTCGACAAAGCAATTTCAAGACAGCCCGAGGGTTCCAGATATCCATCAAGCAAAGAGGCCGACATTAGGCGCAAACTTGTAGCCGATCTGGCGGCACTTGAAGTTGAGTGCGGGATCAAAGATATCGTTGACGTATCGGTTAAATTCCTGGAATGGCTGCGCAGGGTTGATCTGCCGAGAGCTCAGGAAATGAGCGATTACTTCGATGCCTTTATAAAAGAGCAGTTACGATGAAAGCCGAAGAGAAAAAAGCTTCAAATTATTGGGATGATTACCGTAAGAACCTCAAAGCTTCTACAACGGTTGATAAGTCCCTGTCGTTTGCCGAGCGTGAGCGCAAGCGCAAAGAGCTCGAGGCCAACCCGGCAGCGTGGATGCTCGAAATGTTCCCGAATTATTGCACGGCCCCTTTTGCCCGATTTCACACAAAGGCAATTGATCGCATAATTACTAACCCTGAGCATTATATTGTGCTAAGCTGGTCCAGGGAATTGGCTAAGTCAACGGTTGTTATGATGTGTATGATGTATCTTACCTTAACCGGCAAGAAAAAGAACGTTATACTCGTAAGCAATTCATATGACAATGCCAACAGGCTGCTTGAGCCCTACAGGGTTAATTTTGATAGCAACCAGCGGATTGAGTATTATTACGGCCATCAAAAGAACCCCGGCAACTGGAACGAGGGCGAGTTTACCACAAAAAAAGGGGCCAGCTTCAGGGCGATCGGCGCCGGGCAAAGTCCTCGCGGCAGCAAGAATGAAGCTGTAAGGCCTGATGCAATATTGGTTGATGATGTTGATACGGATCAGGACTGCCTGAACCCAGATATCATTCAAAAGCGCTGGCAGTGGATTGAGCAGGCTTTAATTCCAACCCGGTCAATCAGCAATCCTTTACTTCTTGTTTTGTGTGGGAATATAATTGCACGCGATTGTTGCATTACCAGGGCAGGCGCAAAGGCTGACAAATGGGATATTGTTAACATCCGCGATAAAAACGGCGTATCAAGCTGGCCAGAGAAAAACACCGAGGAGCAAATTGACAGGGTGTTATCAACCCTAAGCACCAAAAGCTCACAGCAGGAATACTTTAACAACCCAATTTCAGAGGGAACCGTATTTAAGGAAATGCGATGGGGGCCCGTCCCTCCACTTGGAAAGTTCAGATTCCTGGTTGCCTATGGCGACCCGGCTCCAAGTAACAAGACATCGAAAAAAGGACTTATTAAAAACAAGGCGTTGATGCTTTGCGGATGGATGGACGGCACCCTGTATGTTATAACAGGATTTCTTGACGTGGTTACTAATGCCCAATACGTTGACTGGTATTATTTGATAAGGGATTATGTAAGGGATAAAACCCAGATATATAATTACATTGAGAATAACAGCCTTCAAGATCCTTTTTATGAACAGGTTTTTATCCCGTTGTTTATTGCAGCTGCAAAAACCAGAGGGATAAACATTCCAATTACTCCGGATGACCGCAAAAAGCCTGATAAATTTTCGCGCATTGAGGGTAACCTTGAGCCGCTCAACCGTGCGGGAAGGTTAGTGCTTAATGAAAGGGAGCGTGACAATCCAAACATGATCCGCCTGGAAGAACAGTTTTTGCTTGTACAGGACGGACTACCAGCCCCCGCCGACGGCCCCGACGGTGTTGAGGGCGCTAATTATGTATGCCAGGCAAAAACGGCATCATCGGCAGTGGGTGCAATTCAATTTGGTGATAAACAAACTAACTCAAAACGTGTATGATCAGCCTGATTAAAATCTTATTTCTCGTTGCGCTCCTGCCAATATGGTACCCTATTTTCATCATCTACAAATTAACCAGGGCGTTTATTAGCTGGGATAAACTTTACTTCCGGATTCTGAAATTTGCAGCCCGCCGGGCAGCATGGTTTGTAATCACATTTCGCGGAATAAGGGTGCGCTTTGCTGGCCGACCGGCTAACCTTCAGCGTGCCATAAAAAAGGCCAAAAAATTGCACACCAAAACCGGGCGCAGGTACCGTGTTTTCTTTATAGCTCGCAGGTACCGGGTTTATCACCGTGACGATATCAAGGCTAACAAAAAAGCCGGGATCTTCCGCTGGTGGATTAACTCCACCACAATCAACAAAATTTCATTTTTTGACACCAACGACCTTCAACCATGTACATCACAAAAGAAGAGCTGAACACTCACCTGCTTGATGAATCGATTATTGCCATTTCGGGCGATGATGATACCATAATTACTGCCGCCATCGATGGGGCTGTGGCTGAGGCCAAAGGCTACCTGCATAAGTGGGACAGAGCCGCCGAGTTTGCGCGCACCGATGAGGAGCGTAACCCGCTGTTGGTAATCTTTGTAAAAGACATTGCAGTGTGGCATTACATCAACATTGCCACGCCTGGCATTGAAATGAAGGTAAGGCAGGATCGTTACCGCTCGGCTGTGCAATGGCTCAAGGATGTTCAGGCCGGGCTTATCGTTCCTGATCTGCCGGAGCTTCCACCCGTGGAAGGTCAGGCCGGTACATTCGCCTGGGGAAGTAACCCTGCCCGCTCAAATCACATTTAAACAGCATTTAAACACCTTTTAAATATGACAGTAACAAAGAAAAAAGGCGAGCCCGCCAAAATTACTGAGCACGTGATTACAGTTGTATCCTCACCGGTTATGCTGAGCACCTCTGATATATCAACGTGGAAAAATGCTGTAAATTCGGCACGCTTCGGGCAAATGAGGCAGCTCTATACGCTGTATGAAAATCTGCTTGCCGATGGGCCTTTTAGCGAGGCTATTGACAAGCGTACACGGGCAATCACCAACACTGAAATTCTGTTTACAGATGTAAATAACGACCCTGTGCAGAATATCAACGACTTGATCGATACGCCGGAGTTTGAACATCTGCTCACCGAAATCATGAATGCCCTGGGCTATGGTATTTCAGTTGTTGATGTTATGAAGGTACTTCCGTTTGAAGTTTTCAGCGTTCCCCGCAGAAACATCAATGCCAAAAAGAAGCTTATACTTCCTGATGAATATTCCGAAACCGGAATGAGCTATGAGGGTGTACCATATATTTTTGAGGTCAAAAACCTTAAAGATCCTTTCGGTTACATTTACAAGGCCGCACCTTACGTTATTTACAAACGCGGTGGCTACGGCGACTGGGCTCAGTTTGTGGAGTTATTTGGAATGCCATTCCGGCTTGGTAAGTACTCAGCCTACGACACGGCCACCCGCGACGAGCTGATAAAGGCAATGACCCTGTTTGGCGCGAAGCCCTGGGCTGTAGTGCCCAAAGAGGCTGAAATTAGTCAGGAGGAAAACAGCTCAACCGGCGATGGCGCGCTTTACGATAAGTTTGTTGACCGCTGCGATAATGAAATGCTGATTACCGTCCTGGGTCAGAATATGACCACAAAGGACGGATCAAGCCGCAGCCAGGGGCAAGTGCACAAAGATGTTGAAGAGGAGCTTAACAAGAGCGACCGCAAATTTGTGCGCCGCATTCTTAACCGTCACCTGGTGCCCATTCTGGAGCTTGCCGGCTTGCCCGTAAAAGGTGGTAAGTTTACCTTCCCCGAGCAGGGTGAAGCGCTGAGCACAAAGGACAAGGTAGATGTAGCGCTAAGGGTAAAGGCGGACGGCATCCCGGTAAGCGATGATTACATTTACGAAATCTCAGGCGTGCGCAAGCCCGAAGATGGCGAAGTAATATCAAGCGGCAAAACCGGGCCCGAAAAAAAAGAGCCTGAAAAAGAAGCCGAGAAAAAAGCCACCACAAAGGCCAATGCTTTAGCCAGGGCTTTCAGTTTTTTCGTTCAAGCCCTCGGCAGCGAGAGGGCTCCTTTAAAGTTCTGATTGACTCTGATTACAAAGGGCTGGTTGTTTCCGCTGACACGAAAAAAACCGACCTGGAGTCTATATTTGAACGTGCGCTTCGTGAAATATACAACGAGCTGGTTGATGTAAAGGGCGGGATACAACCCGACTTGCATAAACTAACCACTGAGGCGCTTGATAAGGCCGTTGACGAGGCTTTTGTTGACATTGACACCGATGATCCCGATTATGCCTTCACACAGCAGCTGAAGCAAAATAACAAGGTATTTGCGGCCTTTAAAACCCATCGCCAGCAGAATGATATTGCCAGGCAGCTGCTTGACGACAAAGGCAACCTTAAAAGCTTTGAGCAGTTCCGCAAAGATACCGCCGACATAATAGGCGATTATAACATCAACTGGCTGCGGACTGAGTACGACACCGCCGTAATACGCGCCCGCATGGCCGCTATGTTCAAAGATTTTGAAAGGCATGCGGATCTATATCCAAACCTTGAATGGACAAGGAGCACCAGCGTGGTAAAGCGCGAAGTACATGTTAAGCTTTACGGCTTGATTCTGCCTATCACACACAAGTTCTGGATGAGGCAATTCCCGGGGAATGAGTGGAACTGTAAATGCGGAATAAGATCAACCGACGATGAGCCAAACGGGCACCTTTTTAAGATAGATGATCTTCCGGATCCACCGGCGGGCATAGAGGAAAACCCGGCGGCTACGGGTGAGCTTTTCAGCAAAAAACACCCTTACCGCGTAAATAAGTACCCGGGCGCAAACAAGGCGGTTAAAAACTTCCTGAAATGACCCCGGCACAGTTTCAAACCCTTTTTGCAACAAAGCTGCGCGAGTTTCAGCGGTATGCCGATACTGAGCTGCCAAGGCACATCGGCAAAATAGCAGTTGACCATTACCGCGATAACTTTCATTTGTCGGGATTTATGGATGAGCAGCTTGAGCCATGGAAACAAAGCAAGCGAATAGGGCAATCAAAAAACGCCGCCGGCAGTTATGGCACCCTGCTTTCATCCCGCAATGAGCTGATGAACTCAATAAGATTTGAAGCCTTCAGCCGGCGCACTGTGGTGAAGTCGGGCAAACCTTACAGCCGCATACATAACGAGGGTGGGGTTATAAATCAAAACATTACCATCACCGATAAGATGCGCCGCTTTGCCTGGGCTAAGTATTACGAGGCTAACCCCAACGGGCAGGGCGACGAAGGCGGGCAGTGGAAGGGGCTGGCGCTGACCAAAAAAACCGCCATCACCCGAACAATCAATATGCCTAAGCGGCAGTTTATGGGCCGCTCAGCTGTACTCAACGGCCTTATACAGGCACGCATACAAAAGGACTTGAAACGCATTTTATTAACCAAAAAATAACCGCTATGAAAGCAACCCTTAAAAGCATTTACGATCAAATAAAAACCGCCAGTGTTATCAAATGGATTGACGAGGACTACGGCCAGATTGACAATTACACTGACCGCCCGCCGGTTCAGTTTCCGGCTGCCCTGGTTAGCATTAACCAAAATTACAAAAGTGCTGGAGGCACCATTTACGATGTAACTACAACCATAAAGGTGCGGGTTGCGCATGACCGGTTTAGCCAGCGCAGCGCAATGGCCCCCGAGCAGGCCATAACCGAAACGCTAAACAAGCTATCGCAGGCCGAGGCTGTACGTGATGCTTTGCAGGGGTTTGAAAATGATAGCTGCGGGCAGCTCTACCTGAAGGGATTTGAAACTGAGCCCCGCTCCGATGGTA